CTAGCATCTGTCCATAGGTTATACCCAGTGCTGCCATAGGAAGAGCAATTGTCTTCTCTAATGGTGACCACCAATAGTAATGATGTGTAGATAAGTAGTCTATCACACCAAACTCACTTCTCTTTCGCTTATCCTCTGGTGCTATCGCGTCTAGTAGTGGTGCAGACAATGCAACACGACCAGGTATAGGTAATATTCCACCGAAGATAGAGGTAATGATAATCATCACACGATTATCTTTAACATATCTTTTCGCTAATGAGTAAACATCATCAAGTACATGGTACTGTCTGATGAACCCACCTAAAATCATGATCCCAAAAATGTAACCCATATAGAGTTCCTTTTGTAGGATCGAACTTATCACATCTAGCATAATTTACATCAAATTTAATTATTGCAGAGAACTAATCCCACACATCATCGCACGAATCATCGTCTTTGTCAAGTGTCTTTGGTAACACATCAGCATATTCATCTGCTGGAACCATCGCCACTTGCCTACCATCAAGACACTTGATGATAAAAACTTCACCTTCTTCGCAACGTTCTACGTAGTCTTCAAAGTTCGCCTCCAATTCTGCTTCAGATATTTCTTTCATTATACGTTACAACATATATTTTTCTTTTGCATATATCTTATGGATTCTTGACAACCGCCAAGATTTTCTCCATTCAATACTACTTGAGGGAACGTTGCTCCCTCACCAAACTGGCCATAGAATGCTTCTTTAGTAAAATCCTGATCGAGTTTATACTCAACATGATTTAGTTCCGAAAGACCTAATACATCTATTATCTGTTTGCAATAAGGACAACCATCTTTAGAGTATACGGTGAAGTTTTGCATGTTTTTATTGTTCTATGGATGCAGCATAATCTTTGTCAAACAAATCCAAACCTTTATCGGTTAAAATGTGCTTGTACATTCCGTCGAATACATTTGGTGGCATGGTAACAATATCTGCTCCATACTCAAATGCTCTACCTACATCTCTTACATTTCTAAGTGATGCTGCTAAAACATTCGTCTCTATATCATGTCTCTGATACACGTTAGCTATATCTTTAACAAGACATAGACCACCAAAAGAATTGTCATCCACTCTTCCTACAAATGGTGACACATAAGTTGCTCCTGCCTTTGCTGCAAGTATGGCCTGTGATTGAGAGAATATGAGAGTTACATTAACTCTTATATTATTCTCAGAAAGATCCACACATGCTCTAAGTCCATCTACAGTACAAGGTACTTTGATGGTGGCAACCTTGCCGAACTTCTTATATAGCCTCTTTCCTTCAGAGATCATATTTTCCTTACTACCTATGACCTCCATACTGATATCAGTGAGACCTATATCCTTTAATTCTTGGTAAACATCCTCATGTTTCTTACCACTCTTACGAATAAGAGATGGATTAGTAGTGAGACCATCAATAATTCCTGTCTTATAACAAGATTTAATTGCTTCCGTATCTGCACTGTCAATAAAAATTTTCATTGTTAGTCACTTGTTTCGTTTAAAGGTTCCATCTTTAGGAACTGTTCGTTTAGATTATAGTACAATTTATAATTTGTTGTGTTGACCCAATATCCTTTGATGTCGTTTCCATCACAATGGAAACCATACCCAGTAAGAGGTTCATTAATACCATCAATTCTAAAGGTCTTTCCACCTTTCTCCAGATAATTATGGAATTTTTCATCTAGATTGATCATCGTTCCTCGAAGTTTAATTTACGGACTTTACGTTGACGGCGAGCCTCCTGATATTTTAGATCCTCTGGGGTCAATATGTTGGATTTCTTATGTTTGTTTACAACATTTAACATTTCAACCTTGGACAGGTCTAAGGCCGAAACATTTTCCCCAGTTATTGTGGTCATGTTTTCACATCCACAACATTTGGTCTTGGTCGGATGTCCATGTAACTCCTTTCCACATGAACGACATTGTACTACGATCATTGTTCTTGAAAATAATCTTTCCTATAGTAACGTCCTAAGATATTACTATTATAATATGCTGGTGTTCCATCTTCTAATGATTCTGTTAAAACATTATTGAGGAACAATTGTCTAGTCTCTTCAAAATTTACTTTGCCTTTCGTATAACGAAGACTTAAGATTTCTCTTTTGAATTTCTCTTTGCCCAGTCTTTTAACATCGGACTTAAGTTCGTCAGAACTTCCGTAGTACTTTTTCCAGTCACTCTCACTCGTAACTCTCCGTTTACTTTTGCCACTTCGAGGCTTTCTACGACTGGTAAAGTATTTACGTCCGATGTATTTTTTCCCAGACTGGAGATTAGTAATGCAGTAGACGTAACCGAAGAACTCGCCAATATCAGCAGAAGTGAAAGCTGTACCTTGGTAGTACCAGGGATTTTCATAATCTGTTTCAACCACAATGGTCTCTGTGGTGGTTTCCATGTCATAATTTTCATTTCATATCTCCTATTTATTAAATGCCTTGATCTTTTGTTTTTGCAAAAAATTCTTTCAATGAAGAAGATACATCTGGTGGTTCAGGATACTTATATCCTTTCATCTTCATCCATTTGTTATGTAATGCACCCATTATCCATGACTGAGATAAACTCTTAGGTCCATTCTCAAGCAACTCTAGTTCTTTCTTGCTACTAGTGTATGCTTTGTATTCTTCTCTCCAATTAGAATCATCCCAGTCAGGTTTCTTACTAGAACGTTTCCTATCACCTGTTTTCTTTCTCATAATTTAAATCCTGAAAAAGTATCCTTCTTAACGTCCTGCTTAATACTACCAACAACATAAGATTCAACCTCTGTCTCTTGTGGTGCAACCTGCATACCTTTAGAAGATAACCAGTGTGCAGTCCAAGGTAATGGATTGTTTGCTAATGGTGTATCAAATATAGGTTTCAATCCAATGGCCTTAAGACGACGATTAGCAGTCCATTCAACATATCTTTGTAGTAAGACATCATTTAAACCAATGATAGAACCATCCTTAAACAAATACTCTGCCCATTCTTTCTCCTCGTCAACACATTTCTTAAACATCTCATAAACATTCTCTTCTTCTTCCTTTACAATGTCTATCATATCAGGATCATCACCTTCCCTCCACTTGTTTAGTATATTCTGGGTGATAACAAGATGTTGGGACTCGTCTCTCGCAATGAGGGAGATAATCTTTGCCGAACCTTCAAGTAACTTAAGCTCACCAAAGGCAAAGCTACATGCAAAACTAACATAAAAACGAATACCTTCCAGAATGTTGACATTTGCTACTGCTCTATAAAGTGATCGTTTCAATTCCTTACGTGTCCATTCTACAGATGGAGATCCTTGTGAATCTTTTCTCCACTGATTACTATTACCCCACTCCTGTGCATAGTTAATGAAGTCATCGTATGCTTTAGTCACTGACTCAGCACGAGCAATGATCTTCTCATCATCTAGTATAGTATCAAAGACCTCAGAGGGGTCAGGATATACATTCTTAATGATGTGAGTATATGATCTGCTATGAATCATCTCCATAGTCTGCCATATACTCATACATCCTTCTAACTCAGGTAAAGAACAGTAAGGTGCGAATGCCATACCAGGACCACGGCCTTGTACAGAGTCCAATAGGATCTGGTACTTAAGGTTGCTTGTAAAGATATGTTTCTGTGCGTCATTTAACTGTGGATAATCTGCCCTATCCTTCTGCAAAGAAACTTCTTCTGGTCTCCAGAAGAATCCTAACTGTGTCTGTGTCAACTTATCAAATATAGGATACTTAAACTTATCGTATCGTTGGACTCCTAACGGAGGACCAAAGAACATCTGTCCTTTGGATGTATCAACATCAGCAGTATTAAATACTGTCATGCCTTTGATATTAGATTGCACAGCTGTCACAAGACTCCTCCTGGGTTTCAAAAATTTCGTCGATTAACTCATGGATCGCTTCTTTAGGATCCTGTTCATCATGCCATCCTATTGGATGAGATGGTTCCTCAAAATCAGTCTTAGAATCATATGTATTTTGATAATAAGATGTCTTCCAACCATATTTGTATGTGGTTAATAAATCGTTGGCCATTACAGAGACAGGAACTTCAGAATTCTCGTAATGCTCTGGATTATAACTCCAGTTTCCACTAATCGCTTGGTCAAAGAATTTCTGCATAACTGCAACCACATTAATATAACCAGTATTCCCAGACATATCCCACAGAAGCGTATAGTTATTCTTAAGCGTTCCATACTGAGGTACTATCTGCTTAAGAGGCCCCTTCTTGGACTTTTTAGTGGACATGTGTGCTCTAGGTGGTTCGATTCCGTTTGTTGCATTTGACACAACGGAACTGCTCTCCGAAGGCATTTGTGCGGACAGAGTGCTGTGCCTGAGTCCATGCTCTTGAATTGATAACCTAAGACTATCCCAATCATAATTCAAATTGTTTGGGACGATTTCATCAACGTCTGACTTGTAAGTGTCGATTGGGAAGATACCTTCTGCATACTTGGTGCGATTAAAATATTCGCACTGCCCTTTTTCTTTTGCGATTTCGTTACTTGACTTAAGCAAGTGGTACTGGAAACTTTCAGATAAGTCGTGGACAAGTTTCCATGCTTCTGGGTCTTCGTACTTAACTCCATTCTTTGCCAAGTAATGTGCTAATCCTATGTAGCCGACTCCAAGAGACCTCCTTGCTAAAGTACTACGTCTTGCTGCATCAACTGGATACTGTTGGTAATCAATTAACTCCTCTAATCCACGTACAGCAAGGTCACATAACTCCTCTAAATCATCAAGACCTCTTATCTTACCTACGTTAACAGCAGATAGGATACATAATGCTATCTCACCTGCACTATCATCAATGTGATTAATAGGATCTGTAGGTAGTGTGATCTCCTGACATAGGTTACTCATGTTAACCTTGTCTTTGAATGATGAATGCTCATTGCAATGGTCAATATTCATGATGTAAATACGACCTGTCTCTGCTCTCTCTTTCAATAGATCAAGTATTAATTCTTGGCCTCCAATGGATGTTCGTGGGATTGAATTATCTTGTTCATATTTAACATATAGGTCATCAAAGGCAGGGGTGCCAAAGCTATCATACAGACCAGGCACGTCGTGAGGAGAGAATAAGCTAACATCCTCATTAGAGATGAATCGTTCATAAAATAATTTCGATATTTGTATACTATAGTCAAGTTTCCTGACTCTATTGTCCTCAGTACCTTTGTTGTTCTTAAGGACAAGAATGTCTTCTATTTCTTGATGCCAGATTGGGAAGTGGACAGTTGCTGATCCACCTCTGATGCCATTTTGAGTGCAACATCTGACAGTCGCCTCAAATTTCTTGAGAAACGGGACGACACCCGTGTGTTGAACTTCACCGCCTCTGATTTTAGCGTTGATGCCACGGATTCTCCCTGCGTTAATACCGATTCCCGCCCTTTGTGCAACGTAGTAACCAATAGCCATGTCACTGCTGAAAATGCTGTCAATCGTGTCATCAACATCAACGAGAACACAGGATGCAAATTGTCGAAGGGGAGTTCGCACCCCTGCCATGATTGGTGTTGGGATGTTGATTCTGTGTTTTGAGATTGCGTCGTAGTATCTTCTGACATAATCGAGACGAGTTTCTAGTGAATAATTTTGGAAGAGAGTAGCAGCAATCATAATGTACATGAACTGTGGTGTCTCATAGACCTCTCCACTGCTCCTATCCTGTACAAGATACTTATCTACTACCTGACGTAGGCCAGCATATGTGAATAAGAAGTCACGTTCATGATCAACCCATGAGTTAATCTTTTCCCACTCCTCCTCATTATATTTACCCAAGATCTCCTTGTCATATATGCCCTTATCTGCACATACTTTTGCATGACTATGAACACTTGGATATCCTTCAGTCAACCATTCTGATCCAAATACTTGTTTCCTAAGACCAAATAGTAATAATCTAGCAGCAACGAATTGGTAATTAGGATGATCTAAATCAATTAGATCACTAGCAGATCTTACAAGAATTTCTTGTATATCTTTTGTCTCTATACCATCAAAGAACTGTAGACCTGAATTCATTTCGACCTGAGAGGCACTCACACCGCTTCCCAGACCTTCGCAAGCATCCGCTACCATATTATGAACCTTCTCAAGATTCAATCCCTCTATAGATCCATTTCTCTTATGGACTGTGATGTTTTTACCGTTGCTCATACTCGTTTCCAATCGTTTAATTTTAGGTTTGCTTCTAGTTTGTGATATACATTAGATTCTACCACCTTTTGCACATCATGTCCAGCAAGGTGCATGTCATTTATGTCCTTTTGCTGTATATTCTTAGGCCATATTACGACCTTATCTCCTCTGTCAACTGACTTGGAGATTCTGTTGACGATTTCTCTGTTACGTGGTTCGTTATCATAAATCCAAATATAATTGCTCCAACCAAACGTCCGAGGATCAACATCGGACCCAGCCATCGCAACGGAATTATCAATGAAGGTACTGTCAAACGGTCCTTCAACAATGTAAACTTCTTTTTCATAATCTATTCTATCCTGTCCAAAGATTTTGGGTTTATCTTCATCAAGCATTATCGTAATGTATCTCATCTTGGCCGTAGGGGCTAACGATCTACCTTGATACCCGAAGAGTTTACCATCTTTATCCTTGAAGGGGATTATAATACGAGCACTATCTTGTCGTAGTGTATCAAAGGTTTTTTTCTGCTCATTAGTCCAAGCCTTAAACTTAGGACAATAGTAGAAATAATCTAAGTCTTTGATACCTCGTTTTTCAAGATACTCTCGTGCTGGATGTGATGTATTTAGATCAGAAATCTTCTCTAAATTGATATCATTTTTACGGAAAACTGGTGCCTTAAAATTAAACTTAGGATTGGGTACAGTAGTACCCTTGCCAGTCCTACCATCTTTGAATTTCTCCATGACATATTGATCATGAAGGAATGTATCTTGATCCTTAAGAAAGTTTGTAAATGTTCTGCCTACACCACAATTGTGACACTTATAAACAAAATCATTCTTGACCTTGAACAAATATCCACGAGCTTTATTCTTCTTTTTCTGTGAATCTCCACAGTAAGGACACCTAAAATTAAAAAGGTCTGCCTTCTTCTTAGTGAAGAGAGACAGACGAGGGCCTACCATATTAATAAATTTTACATCAAGGTAAGACAAGTCACATAATCTGAGTTCTTTCTATAATAGGTCTTGGTAAAGGATTTGTCAACTGTCCTTGTGACGGTTCAAATACTGGTCTAATGATTTTCTGTCCGACTGGCGAAACGAGGAAAGATATAACAGAAAGAGCACCAAAAATAGTCCACATTTTCTTCTCCATGACCTGAAGACGGTCATCGACTTTTCTAATATCTCTTTCACATCCGTTCTTTATCTCCTGTGACCTACGGTTAACTTCACGGTGTACACTATCAACCTTCTCAAACAGTACAGCATCTATTCTATCCTGCTTGTCAAGCTTCTCGTTATGAACAGCAAGTAACTCCCCCATTTTGGAAGAGTTCTCTTGAAGAGTACTAACGACCTTTTCCAGTCGTTCTAGAATTGCAGCGTTAATACTCTCAGACATTTCTCTAATTTTGTCTTACAGCAAAATCCAAAGCACTTTGATAAGTAGCAGCATCTTTGTTCAGCATATACTGGAACTGTTGCTTATGTGTATCATCTAGTTGTGCATATGTAGCAGCAATTCTCTTAGCAGAGAAGTTATCTAAATTCTGTGATGTACCATCACTAAATTGAATCTTTGCAAATGAACCTTCACCTGATGGATTGAGTTCAGATGTTGCAACGTCAAGTGCTACCTTAACTACATCTTGTCCCTCAGCAATAGTATCACCTACTGGTTCTACATGATCTTTAGTTCTTTGTAATTTCTTTGTCTGACTACCTGCTTTCTTTTTAAAATCAGAAAGACGAGCCTTCATAAGGACATCCATTTCCTTAGTCTTGTCCTGCATCTTGGATTTTGCTTCCTTACGCTTCTTCTGAAGCTCCTTCTGTCTCTTGAGTTTCTTGCCTTGAGCAATTTGCTTTTGGGCTCGCTCAGTATCTGTGGCGATTGCCTCAACAACAGGTTTTTCTTCTACTTGTTCTTTCATTTTTCTTTTTTGGATACGAGACATTAGTGATTTTGCACCTTTGGTACGGCCATCTACCTTACTATTATTACTTTTATAAGTTCGATGGGATCTTGGTTTGACAACAACAAATGCTGGAGGTAATGCCAGTCCACTTCCATCGCCAGCAGAGTTAATCTCTTCTTCTATATTAGATTTAGATTCTTTAGACATTCCTCGTTAACATCCTCGTTTAATGAAGTGGGTAATCTATTTAGAAAGAGCATAAATGCCTTAATAACAGACCAATATGTTGCTTCGACCTTATAAAACAGCAATGGTGTTGCTGCATCACCAAATACATTATAAAGAACTATAATATGATTTAAGATCAGATGAGTTTTCAACTCTCCAGTCGTTTCATACCTTCTCAGAAGCCGCTTGAGGTACTTAAATCGCTTTAAGTCCTCTTCAAAATCAGAGTAAGTTACTGACGATGGATTGTTATAATTTTGAATAGCAAAGAATAACCAATTTTCATGGTCCAGTTCACAAATGTTCATTTACATTATGATGAGAATGTTAATGTTGCTGCTCCGTTAGTAATTACTTCTTCTGTTCCACCAGCAGAGTTGATCTTAACTCTATAGTTTTGACCATCTAAGGTATCACCACCAAGTGATGCATACGTAAGTGTTGCTGTTGTGAAGTCAGAGTAAGTAATACCTGTATCTGTGTTAGCAGCAAGGTTAACCCAACGCTTACCAGATGCAGTTTGACGCTGCCACTGATATGTGAGAGTTCCAGGTGTACCAGTTGTACTTGTAGTAACTGCAAATGTACCACCACCAGAACTAGAAGCAGAGTTAGCAGGTTGACCAGTTATAGTTACAGAAGATGCAACATCAGCTGCAATTGTATCATCAGCAAGGTCACCAGATACACTAGATGCAACTGTGACTGCTGCTAGACATTCTGCCTTGTGACGTGTACTACCAGCATGATCTGTATAGGAACGATACTGCCACCAACCAGGTCCGTTTATACCGCGTGATTTGTTCTCAGCAAGAGAACCTTCTGTTGCGTCAGCAAACACAAGGTCGTAACTGTTACTGTCACCACCCAGTATAACGAATTCAGCGACGGCCTTTGGAGGTGTACGCTTAATTACCTTAGCAGCAGCAAGAGTATTATTAGTAGCTCCTGCATATACTTTGTGTAATTCAATACTTGTTGTACTTGTTATAGTCTTAACGATGTAATTAACACCATCAATTTCAAGTACATCACCACCAACTACAGTGTCGGCAGCGTTCTTTGTTACTGTTGCGTCGTTTTGGGTGACAGCGACAGTATTCGAGAATGCCGCAGCATCCGTAGTTCCAAAAACAGCCATCTTTTTTAACCTGATCGAGTATAGTTCTAAGTTTTATTTATAAATTCAAAGCTTTCCTTAGTTGAACGGCCATTACGTCGTCAACCTTGTTATCAGTCTGCTTTGCCCATGCTTCAAGCAATTCAACCACAAATAATTTAACCTCTGGTTTACTTAATTGCTTAAGTATAACACTCTTTGCGAGTGGGAGTAAAAATGCCATAGTAATATTAACAACTGGCCCTATTTAGGAGTTGTCTGGTTTACTAACCATTCCTTTTTGTCCATCATTGACAGTAGGCATTACCTCTATGGTAGGTTCTCTCTTCTTTTTGGCCTTTGCCTTCTTACCTTCTGCTAGAAAATCGTTAAAGGATTTCATTTTTTCTTTGCTAAAATTTTAGCAATCTTCTTATTCTTATATCCTTCTCTTACCGCGTCTTTCTTCTCACCAATTACTTTATACTCAGTATCATTGAGTGCTCCAAGTTGAGTCAACTTCTCTGCAATCTCATCCCAGAGTTTGCTTTCAACTTCTTCTTTTGCAACTGATGGTGCAGTCTCTTTAGATCCAACTGGATTAACTTTCTTTGTATCTTTCTTTCTGACTGCTACATTCTCTATCTCAGCACCATGTGACTGAGGATCCATTCCATCGAAAGGTGCTTCCTTAAGATCAAGTACACCTGCCTCTAGTGAATCAGCAGAAACCTCATGTACATCTTTCAGATTTGTATTTTGGAAAGTGTCACCACCCATCCAACGATCATAAGCTTCCTTTAACTCATCGGAAAACTGATCATTATTATATACTGTGTTAACTGGGTCTGGGGATTTCATAATCGTCTCAAAGAATCTTATCTCAAAGTATTTATAGCTCTTACGTCCTTAACCCATTCGCGGAACATGTCACCACCTTCTGTAACACAGATGACATAGTTAGGTCCAGTCCTATGTATTGTTCCCTTTTGTCCTGTACGAGAAGACATAACAGAATCACCTTCCTTCAGCACATCAGTCTTGCGGAACTGTTGTCTTATTGCTTGCTCACGTAATTTTTTAAAATTCTTCATAGACCTTGGCCTTTTCTAACATCTCGCATAAGTTCTGCTGCTCTTTCTGCATCTAATAGTCCTTCAAGAGCATCTTGAAACTTACCCCACTTACCAGCTTTTGAATATGATCTCATTTTACTAGCAGACATACCAGAAACATCATCATCATTATCAGGATCGCGATCTCCTGCTGACTTAACCTCTATAGTTCTAAAACCATACTCCACTGGAGACTTATCAGGATCATTCTTATCTCTATTATACTTATTTAACAAAGTAGTAAATTCCTCAACTCTATCAGATCCAACAACCATACAGACATCAGTGTACTTACCTTCACTTACTAATCCCTGAAAAGACTGCATCACTTTAATAATGACATTAAGATCTTTAGAAGTTATAATATTCTTTGCATGTTTAGGAAACATCTCCTTCATCCATGCAAGTTTAATATCAATTTTCAATGGGTTCTTATCAGGTTTGAATGATCTGGTAGGAACAATAACATAATCATCAGAACTACCTGCTTCTTTAGCTACTGCCTCTATAAGTTTCAGATGTCCTGTAGTTGGTGGATTAAACCTACCAAATGTAAACACGATTCGTTTACGTTTACTTGCCATCGCCTTCCACCCATTTCTTAGTTGGAAGAGTATCCTTCTTGAAGTTAGCAGCACTAAATCTAGCACGTTCCACTAATTTACGGGCATGTGATCCATCCCTTAT